AGATTTAGTAAGTGGTTACCTTATTCATCTGATACCCAATTCAAGATTCCTTTTGCATCTGTACTGGCAGTAGGTACTGCTGATCCAGGTCTTGGACAAGCATATACTAATACAGTACAACAAGCAGTTGCTGCTGAAGATGCTGCTAAAGGACAGACACCAGATGTAAAACAAGTTACAGAGGCAGATACAGGAATGGTTCCTGCTACAGAAAGTCTTCCTGACGGTTCTATGGATCCAGATCATGATCAAGATACTACGGCTTGATGGCATCTGGATCATTGCAGAGATTGAAGAAATCGGTGGAGTTGAACTTGGTGATCCAGACTGTAAATTAATATCTCCTATGGAGATGAAAGCAAAGACTTTACAGCATTATCCTCCTCATTCAAAAAAGGAGGACATTGCTGTAAGGTCTACTGATATCTTTGTGGTAGCAGAACCTACCGATGAGATCCTTAAATTATATAATGATAAGAAGTGAAATTTTATACCAGTGTTGAGCAAGCAGGTGATACAATTCTGGTACGAGGATACAATGAAGGTAGACCATATCAGGATCGTGTAAAATTTAATCCAACTTTGTTTCTCCCTTCACCTGAAAAGTCGGAGTGGAGAACATTAGATGGTAAGTATGTTAGACCTGTTAAGCAAGGCACAATTCGTGATGCGAAAAAGTTTGTACAAGACCATAAAGATATACCTGACTTTGACATCTGTGGTCAGACTAGATACGTAAATCAATATCTTTACGAGCAATACCCTGATGAATCCATGTCGTATGATATGGGTGATATTCGTGTGTTTACCCTTGATATTGAAACACGTGCAGAGAATGGGTTCCCTGATATCGAGAGTGCTGATCAGGAGATACTTTTAATAAGTATCAAGGATTCAAATACTAATAATATATCTGTTTTTGGTACAAAACCTTATGATCACAACACTAAAGATGGTGTTCATGGTGATGTAAAGTATATGCATTTCAGTAGCGAGACTGCTATGCTTAATGCATTTGTTCATTGGTGGTCTTCAAACTATCCAGATGTTATTACTGGATGGAATGTGCAACTCTTTGATATGCCCTACATCATCCGTAGGATCAATAGGGTTGTTGGAGAGAAAGAGTCGAGATTGATCTCACCATGGAAGAATGTTTATTGCAGGGAAATATACATCAAAGGTCGTAGGCAGATTGCTTATGACATTTCTGGTATTGCAGTACTAGACTATCTAGAATTATATAAAAAGTTTACTTATACTAATCAAGAGTCTTATAGGTTAGATCATATTGCTTTTGTTGAACTGGGTGAGAAGAAATTAGATCACTCGGAGTATGATACTTTCAAAGAATTCTATGATAATGATTGGAGTAAGTTTGTAGAGTATAACATTCATGACGTTAGGTTGGTAGATCAACTTGATGACAAGATGAAACTACTTGACTTGGCCATAACTATGGCATATGATGCAAGAGTTAATTTTGAGGATGTATATTCTCAAGTAAGGATGTGGGATAACATCATATATGTTTATCTTGCCCGACAAAATATTGCTATTCCTCCTAAAAGAGAGAGCAATAAAGATGATCAATACATAGGTGCTTATGTTAAAGAACCGATTCCAGGTATATACGATTGGGTTGTTAGTTTTGACCTCAACAGTCTTTACCCTCATCTCATCATGCAGTATAACCTCTCGCCAGAGACCTTACTACCAAGAAAACGCCCCAGTGCACAAATTGACAGGTTACTTTATAAACAGGAACCGTTAGATGACCTAAAGGGTTGTACTGTATGTGCTAATGGTACTCTATATGACACTACATTTCAGGGTTTTCTTCCTAAACTTATGGAGAAAATCTATAAGGAACGTACCATTTATAAGAAGAAGATGATTGCTGCTAAAAAGCAGTATGAAAAGAACCCTAGTGTACAGTTAAAGAAAGAAATTGCTAGATGTAATAACATACAGATGGCAAGGAAGATCCAATTGAACAGTGCTTATGGTGCAATTGGTAACGAGCATTTTAGATACTATCGTTTGGAGATTGCAGAGGCAATTACCACATCAGGACAGTTATCTATCAGGTGGATTGGTAACAAAATGAATGAGTATCTGAATAGGATACTCAAAACTGAAGGGGAAGACTATGTTATTGCTTCAGATACTGACTCTATGTACCTTAACTTGGGTCCTATGGTTGAGAGTGTATACAAGGGCAGAGAGAAAACTGATGAAAGCGTTGTTACGTTCCTTGATAAGATCTGTAATCTGGAATTCGAGAAGTATATTGAGAGTTCTTACCAAGAACTGGCCGACTACTTGAATGCTTATGATCAGAAGATGGTCATGGCACGTGAGAATATTGCTTCGAAGGGTATTTGGACTGCGAAAAAGAGATATATCCTTGACGTATGGGATAGTGAGGGTGTAAGATATGAGAAACCCAAGATGAAAATCATGGGTCTAGAGACTCAAAGGTCTTCAACCCCACAATACTTCAGAAACAAACTTCTGGAGGCATTCAAGACTATTATCAAGGGTACTAATGAGGATGTTCTCGATTATATTGACCATGTAAAAGAGGACACAAGAAAGCAGGATCCGATTGACATCGCATTCCCTCGTGGTGTCAATGGTCTTGAGAAATATAAGAGTAATGCTGACATATATGTAAAGGGAACACCCATACATGTACGTGGTGCTCTACTTTATAATTACTATGTTAAACAGAATAAGGTATCACATAAGTATGCTCCTATACAAGAGGGAGAAAAGATAAAGTTTCTTTATCTAAAACAACCAAATCCTATCGGAGAAAATGTAGTTTCTTTCATGGGTACTATACCCAGAGAGTTCAACGTTGACAATTACATAGACTATAATTTACAGTTCGATAAGTCATTCTACCAACCTTTAAGAAATGTGCTAGAATGTATCGGTTGGGATTCCGAACGTAGAGTATCTCTACTCCAATTTTTCTGATGAATATTACAAGATCAACACCTAACATGGATTTTTTAAAACAAATAATTAAAGATAGTAAGAACGAGTATGCTACAGTTGCTTCTGATGGTATTGCTGCAGGTGATGTAGAGTCATTTGTTGACACTGGAAGTCATATCTTCAATGCTCTAGTCAGTGGATCTATCCTAGGTGGTATTCCTTCTAATAAAATTACAGCACTTGCTGGAGAAACTGGTACTGGTAAGACATTTTTCTGTCTTTCTATTGCCAAGAATTTTTTAGAAACAAATCCTGATGCTGGAGTTTTATATTTTGAAACTGAATCTGCTATCTCTAAAGAGATGGTTGAAAGTAGAGGAATAGATTCAAAAAGATTGGTCATTTTCCCTATTAATACTATAGAAGAGTTCAGGACACAGGCGGTTAGAGTGCTGGATAAATACCTAGAGCAGCCCAAAGATGAGAGAAAACCTCTAATGTTTGTGCTTGATTCTCTAGGCATGTTAGCGACTAATAAAGAGGTAGAAGATGCCTCTAATGAAAAGAACGTTCGTGATATGACTAAAGCACAACTGGTTAAGTCATGCTTTAGGATTCTTACTTTGAAATTAGGTAAGGCAAATATACCCATGTTAGTTACAAACCATACTTATGATGTTATTGGCTCGTATGTACCTGCTAAAGAGATGGGGGGCGGTAGTGGTCTTAAGTATTCTGCTAGTACAATTGTATATCTCTCAAAGAAAAAAGAAAAAGAAGGAACCGACCTGGTCGGAAACATTATTAAATGTGAGGCGAAAAAGTCCCGTTTAACTCGTGAAGGATCTAAAATTGAAACTCGTTTATTTTTTGATTCTCGTGGTCTTGACCGTTACTATGGTCTATTGGAACTGGGTGAGACTGGGGGACTCTGGAAGAATGTTGCAGGAAGATATGAGATTGGAGGCAAAAAGATCTACGCAAAACAGATCCTTTCAGATCCAGACACCTACTTTACTCCAGATGTAATTCAAGCACTAGAAGAAACTGCAAATAAGGTATTCCATTATGGAGAAGGTTGAATCAACAATTTTGAGGAATCTTCTGTGTAGTGAGGATTTTTATCGTAAGGTAGTTCCTTTTGTCAAACCTGATTATTTTCAGGACATGTCGGAGAGAGTTATCTTTGAAGAGATACAAGATTTCTCTACAAAATATGATAAAATTCCTACTAAAGAGGTTCTTAACATAGGATTGCAGCAGAGAACTGACCTTAATGATGATACATTTAAAAATGCTACTGCTCTAGTAGAGAATTTAAATGATGAGTGGGTAGATACTGAATGGTTACTTGATGCTACAGAGAAATGGTGTCAAGAACGTGCTGTTTATAACGCATTACTTCAGTCTATCAAGATTGCTGACGGTGGAGATGAAAAGTTAGACAAGGGTGCTATACCTAGCATCTTACAAGACGCATTAGCAGTATCATTTGATGAATATATTGGTCATGATTACGTAGATCAGGCATTAGATAGGTATGAGTACTACCATAAGGATGAACTTAAGATTCCATTTGATCTAGAGAAATTTAATCTAGTAACTAAAGGTGGACTACCTAAT